AGTTCGTATGGCACATTTGACAGCATAGTGCTGGAAGATGGCTCCACATTTTTAACACAAGAAGACTTGGGAAAACTAATCTTAACAGTTTACTGATATGGCAGACGCTAAAATCTCAGCACTAACAAACCTAACGGCAGCCGATGCAATAAATGACATGATCCCGATTGTGGACGTGTCGGATACTCCACCAGCCTCGGGGAATACCAAACGCATCAGCATCAACAACATCCTCTCATCCTCTCCAACCGCGAGTGGAGCATTGACTGTCACCGGACTCGTCACCGCTGGCTCCGCCACCATCACCGGCGCACTTGACGCTGCTCGACTGAACGTCACTGGATCAACCATTCCTGCGAATGGTGTATATCTTGTTACGACCAATAAACTTGGGCTTTCAACCAACAGCATTCAACGTCTTAATATTGATTCTTTAGGAAATCTGACAAACTCAACTACGACAACTCAGAACGGGTTCTTGTTGTTCAATAACTCGATTGATGGCGGCGATCTTGGTTACGTTGGAAACGCAAAAGCGTTGATGTCGGGAGGATCAACATCTTCTCTAGGTATAAGAGGCGAATCATCCGTTCAGTTTTCGATTGCCGCGAATCTGGGAATGACCCTCAACTCTACAGGGTTGGCGGTGGGGCGCATTCCAAGCTCATTCGCTGCAACGCTTAAAGTAATACAAATTGGTGACGCAGGAAGCTCTTCGTTTACAGGTAGAACGGATGCGTTTCAAAACAATCTAGTGCTTAACGCGTATGACAGCGGATCAAATGCGTGGATTTACATTCAAAGCACTCTTGCTACCCGATATTCTCAAAATTCTGGAGCGCATCAGTGGTTTAATGCCCCATCCGGCACCGCTGGCAACGCCATCACCTTCACCCAAGCAATGACCCTCGATACGTCTGGGAATTTGCTGGTGGGTCTTACCACAGCCGGAACAACCGCTGCCAAGACTATCCAGATTGCCAACGGAACCGCTCCTACCGGAAACGTGACTGGCGGCCAACTCTACGTCGAATCCGGTGCGCTGAAGTTCCGTGGAAGCTCTGGCACTATCACCACAATCGCAGCCGCCTAATTTAAACGACTATGATTACCATCCTCTGGATCATCGAACGCCTTCTCGTTAAGCCGACCGAAGGCTCACTCGCCGATGTCGTTATTATCGCCGATTGGCGATGCAACGGCACTCAGGATCAATACAGCGGTACTTGCTACGGCTCATGCTCGTTCCAGCCGCCGACTGGTAGCTTCACGCCTTACCCCGACCTGACGCAGGAACAGGTGCTTGGTTGGTGTTATGCGAACGGAGTCGATCAAGCGGCTATTGAGGCCAACGTGACGTTGCAGATCAACGACCAGATCAATCCTCCGGTAATTGCTCCGCCGTTGCCGTGGGTGCCGGTGCCGCCTCCGGTTAAGGTTGCGGAGCCTGTGGTTATCGCTGACGCTCCCTCCGCATGATCAAGATCGAACTCAGCACCGAGCAGGTGAATAGCCTTCTCCAACTCATCGACATCGCCATCAAAGCCGGTGGCTATCAGAACGCCAAGGTAGGCGTTCCTTTGGCAGACTTAATCCTCGCATCCGCTCAAGCCAAACCCGAGTAATGGAACCAACGAACAGCAGCACAAGCCCTGGACTCAGCCTAGCAGCAGCGGCAGGTGCCACCGCTGTTTCGTTTATCCCAGCCCTCACTGACTGGGTAAGGCTTATCACAGCCGTGGTTGGCTTAGTTTGCGCCTGTTACGCCGCATATCGATTATTTAGATCCAAATGAAAAACACAAAAACAACTCTCGCCGGTGTAGGTGCCATTCTCGTCGCTGTTGGTGGGGCTCTCAAGGCCCTGTTCGACGGTGACCCGACAACCAACCTCGACCTGACTACGACCATTGCCGCGGTGACCGCTGGCATTGGCTTGATCTGGGCCAAGGATGCCAAGGAAGCCGAAGCTCCTAAGCCGTGAACTGGGTCTACCAGATCCTCAAAGCTCTGCTCGACTGGTTCCGAGAAACACCACCTACCGATGTGCAACATGGCAAAGCTCCCGAGGCCCTCAAGAGCGATCTGGCTGATCGCATTGCTGACCTCCCTGGGTTGCCAGATGACACGGGTGGTCCTGGTGCCAAGCGGTGATCCGGTGATGCTGGCCAAGCCTGTACAGGCCAGTGTGTACGGATTCGATTCTGACAAGAAGCTGGTGGGGCCATCCAAGGTGGTTCTTCCGGCTGGTTGGTACGTCCTACCCAAGAAATAATATGGCTCAACAAACGATCAACATCGGCACCATCGCCAACGACAACACCGGGGACACCCTCCGCGGCGCCGGCGAGAAGATAAATGACAACTTTACCGAGCTGTATGCCGCCCTGCCGTTGGTTACACCGACGACCTGGGTGCCGACCCTTATCGACTCCGGCGGTGGCCGCACCTTTGCCATCACCACCAACACCGCGCGGCACACCACCATTGGATGTGTTACTACCTTCACCGCGGACGTCACCGTCAACTCGGTGAGCGGATCCGCCACGGGCAACCTCCGGCTGTCGCTGCCTGATGCCGTCACCTACGAGGCCGCCGCCGCGGTGTGGCTGACCAATGCCACCAACCAGGCCAAGACCGCCATCATCGCCAGGCTAATCGCCGGCACCAGCTACCTCGAGCTGTCGCATTTCGAGACAGGAGCTGCCACCAGTTTGGCCGCCAATCTCCAGGCCACCAGCCGCCTGATAGTCTCCGGCACCTACTTCACCACCTGATGACCACCATCGGATCCAGTCTCCAGCAGGGTATGGCTGTGCTCCAGCAGATGCTGGGGGCGCCCATGTTCATCTGGGAAGGGACGTCGATCCGGTGCATCCCGGCTGCCGTCAACGATGCCAACGTGCCCATCTCCGGTGGGTTCCAGGACAACGTGACCTCGAGGATCCTGGTCATGTTCTCCGACTGGAAGACCTGTGACTCGACGCTGGTCTCGATGGACTCGACGCTCTACACGCTCGACCAGGGCACGACCTTTTCCCGGCTGCTCAAAGAAGACGGCCTATTCATCCTCCAGGAGAACACCGACCGCATCGCCCTGACCTTCTGCAAGCCTCGGCCGGTGGTCGGTAGGACGCTGGTCTACCAAGGCCGCACCCTCCGCATCCTGTCCTGCCGTGTGGATGCCTCCGGCGCCTACTACAACCTGGAACTGGGGGCCAAGACCAAGTGAGGCCCGTTGTTAACATGACGGTCGACTCGAGTAAGTTCGACGCTGCCATGAAGCAGTATCTGCTGACGACATCGCGCGATCTTCACAAGGCCATCAACAGCCGGTTCTTCTATTTGATGGTGAGACTGTTCGTCCTGGTGCCGCCCAAAAGCCCGGGCCAGGAGCGCCGCAGGATCGCCGACTACCTCGGGACGCCCGTAGGTGACATCAACCGCAAGTCTAAGAAGACCGGCAAGAGAATAGGAACCTCAAGAATCCTAAAAAGGGTTCATTTGATTGTCCAAGCAAGGGCGGCAAAAGATCCAACCAAGAATTTTGCTGGAGGATTGTACGGAAAAAAGATGAAGACAGCGGCATCGTCTTTCATGCGGAAAGCTATTGGATCGGTAGGATATCTTCGCAGTGCGGTTGTGAAATCAATCCGCATCTACAACCGCGGATTCAGTCAATATTCTTCCCCTAAATGGAAACCGCTATCTAAGCCACCGGGATACAAAGCACCAAAGAAACCTAATGCTGCATTAGTAGCTCTAGCCAACCAGTACGGTCTTCCTCAAGAAAACGTCGCTGTTCACAAGGGGACTGTTGCTCACGGTTTGCAGGCTGTCCCAGGATGGAATCCAACGGCTTTCGTTTCGATGCGTACCGGCATCGCCGACAACCAATACAACCGAGTCGAATCCATCTACAATCCAGCCATGCAGCGAGCCCTTGACGATGAGCGTGCAGAATTAGAAAACCACATGACCGAGGCCCTCCTGGCCAACGGCAAGGTTCTCGAAGACAACGGAATCTCAATCAAATGAACGCCGTAGCCCTAAGAGCAGAGCTTGCAGTCGCTGACTACCTGGCAGCAGCCAACTGGTCGGCCTCCGGCGCCGGCACGCCCACCTGCCTCACGTCCTACAGCCGCGGCCTCTACGACGACCCCGACGACCAGGACGTCATGCCCAACTTCCCACGCCTGGTAGTATCGACCAACTCGGCCAGGCCAATGCAGCGCACCGACTTAACCTGTGAGATCGAGATCGCCGTCGAGCTACAGCTATCGGCCGACGACACCGACGAGGCTGCTGTGCTGACCACCGTCCAGGTGCTCGACAACTTGATTCTGCCGCTGTTCGACGACACCGGGGCCTCTGCCCTCAATGCCGCAGCAAACGACGCCAGCGGCCCGTTTACTGCGCAATTCGCCGCCCCTCTGGACTTTGGTGGCTCATCAATCTCTAATCGGTCCAGGACGTTCACCAGGACCTTCACCCTCTACTGTTCCGCAACACTCTAAACCAAAACACACATGGCTAACACGCAAGGCAGTAAATATATCTTCGGATCACCGGCAGTCCTAGAACTCTACGACGCCGCGGGAGCTCTTGTCGTCACCGGCTACGTCTCGCCCGACATGGAATCCTACGACATCACTCATGAGGCAGACACTGATGAAGTTCGCAACAGCAAAGGTGAGGTTGTCGGTCACATCGGCTACAACAACCGCCTGACGCTGACCGTCAACTTCATCCCAGCCGGAACAACCGTGGCAATCGCAAAGCTAACCGCCGCGCTGCCTGACGTAAACGGCACCTGCACTATCTCTGGCGCACCGGTGATCGAGGTGGGTGGTTACGCTGACGCTATTAATGCTCTGACCGGCAACCGATGGATCTATGCCGGCGGTGGTTCTATCAAGACAACCCAGACTGGCAAGGCCACCGGAACGATCACGCTCAAGCGCTACACCAACATCACCGTCACCGGCGCCGCTACCGCACTGTGAGCCAACTGGCCGCCATCCTGACCGCTACGTCGAAGCCTTGTCCGATTGTGATGGGGCTCCGACTGGTGCCGTATTCGGTGGGGCATTCCCTGGTGCTCCATCGCATCGGTTCCCCCC